CCAGATGTCAGCACAACGTCAGAACCGTTGGTAGCCGTGAAATCGGTGCCATCGACCAGCCTCACGCCGTTCATATAGACATCCACGAAGCCCGCCGTATAGCCCGCCGTAGCAAAGCTAGTTTGCCCAGAGGTAGCCGTGAAGGTCTGTCGCGTTTGTGTAGCCTGCGGGACAGGTATAGCGCCTAAATATCCAGCCATGTTATACTTCCTCCAATGCCGTCACTCTGGCCTCTAATGCTTCAATCTTAGCCATAGCCTCTTGCAGTGCTTTAACAGCCTTCATGTACAACACAGAGTATTTTACAGAAAGATACTCTTCTTGATTGCCGTCTGCATCTAAGACTGGTTCGTCATCAGCATTAGTCTTAAAGTTCTGCTTCACCAATCCATTCATACCAGCGGCTTGAAGGTCTTGAGCAATAACGCCAAGCATATTTGGTGCATCTAACTCAGCATCAATCATAGAGTAGTTCTTGAACTGCAGTGCTTTAATGTCATTCCACTGGGAACTGGCAGGAGCAATGTTTTCTTTTAGACGCCCATCTGATGTAGCACCGTAGGAGTTTGTTGCTGACTGAAAGTCACCGTTTTCTTCAATCTTAGATTTAACTACGTTTCGACGCATGTGTCTAAATACTTGGTCACTCCCAGTGCCATCTCTTGCCACAACCTGAGTTATGGTGTCGTTACTACCATCCCCAGCATGGAAAATAGTAATAGCTTCCTCTGTCGAAGTATAAACACTACCGTGACTTCTGCCTACTTTTATACCTCCAGCCCTGATATACAAATCGCCAGAGTCATCAAGCTGCATAGACCCCTCTGAGGTGGTTGATGACTCATAGGCATTGCCTACAGCAAAAAACTCTAAGTTTCCGTTGCCAGCGGTATCATCCGCTGTGGCAATCATGCCGCCGAATTTATTGGTACTATTGTCATTCGTTTTGAATAAGTAACCACCAATGTACTCACCAGCGGTTACTGTTGTGTCGGACCTACCTGCAACAAATTGAGTGCCGCCTGTGGCATGATTAACAAAGCTGAGTTTATTGGGGTTGTGTGTCTGTGGAGTATTGCTGTCTGGGTTACTAGATGACATACCTATGTTGCCCGTCGAACCCTCGACGAAGAAAGCGTGAGTATCGGCATCAGACTCAACACGGAAGTCTAGGTCTTTACTGTCATCATTAAAAACGGTTTCAGATGCTGTCATATCCATACGACTGGCAAAATCTCCTGCTAACATTGCGCCTACTTTATATCTGCCACTCTCTACACCATCTCCTACTGCTACTATCTCTGTAAAAATTTGTGTATAGGTAACTGCTTCGTCTGCATCATTTTCGCCTTGAAAGTTAATTCTACCTGTATCGTCACCAGCAGCGGGACTACCTGAGTTACGATATAAATCTAAGGCTGGTCCTTTATTAGCATCTGCATCTGTAGAAATAAGTGTAAGCTGCGTAGTGTTATCAGCAGTTGTAATGGTTGATCCATCGTTTGCAGTAAAACCACCGTTAAACACAGGCGCAGCCGTGGTGGTCAGGACACCTGTTACTAGGGCAGTCGTTGCCATATCCACAGCACCATCAATGTCCACAATGTCTAGGTTAGCTGTACCACTAATATCAGCCCCAGAGGTACTAAGGTTGACCGCTTTGCCGCCAATGTATCCAGCCATTATGTAATCTCCATATAACTCATGGTTACTGAAACCTTATCCGCAACAGAACAATCAATTTTAACGATATCGCCCACGTTAAGGTTAATCTTTCCGTCCAAAACAGCAAGCGTTGACCCAACAGGTATTGGTACACTCTTAACCAAAAACGCCGTTGTGTTTTGAGTTTGGCTGGTTTGAGTTGTTGTACTTACAATCGTTACAGATGCTGTGACCTGTGACGTGTGAACGTTTGCCAGTGTAAGCCCAAGAATAATAACTGTGCTACCGGACTGAACCGTGTATAAAGTTTCTGGTGTTCCTGAACTTGCAGGAGCAACATCTCTTGTGATTAACTTAAATGTATTAGCCATTTATTTTTCCTATATCACCCCAACGCAATCGCCAAAGCTGTCGCATCGTCTGTTGTTGCTACAATTCCAGTTGCAGAAGGAAGCGTGAGAGTTACATCCGCAGTAGACGCGGGGCCTATTAATGTTACTTTGTTAGTTCCATTGTCAGTGTCTTCAAAGAACTCTACAAAGCCTGCGCCTGTAGCGCCGTTTTTTACAGAAATACCCGCGTTAGCAATGGGCTTTGCAGTGAGGGTTGCTACTCCAGTGACCAAAAGCGTAGATGCCATGTCCACCGCACCGTCGATATCCACTACATCTAAGTTAGTGGTCCCGTCTACGTCGATAGCACCGCTGATATCTAATGAACCAAACGATCCCACACCTGTAGTAGTAATGGCACTGGAACCGTTGTCGATAGCACCAAAACCAGATGTTATTGAACCTGAGTTTAAAGCCCCAACAGTAACAATGTTGCCGCCACCTACACTGTGGCTAGAAAAATAAGTGGACACTGTATCCACGTTGGTCATACGCATTGTGCCTGCATCGTTCACCAACAGGCCATCGCCACTTGCAACCGCAGTCGTACCCCGCGAAGTTCCACCGTCGATTAAATTAATCTCAGCCCCAGTCGTAGTGACCGCAGTGCCGTTAAGAGAAAGCGCATCTGTTTCCAGCGTACCATCAATGTCCGCGTCACCTGAAATATCTAAAGAACCTGCGTCTAGCTCTCCAGTTAAAGTAATGTTTCGAAAACTAGCAACGTCTTTGTTGGCGTCTACGGTAACAGTCTTGGACGCAACTACAGTTCCAACCGCTGCGCCTGTATCGTTGTAGTTTAGCTCCGCTGCCGTGCTGGTAAGTGCCGTAGAGCCTAATGTTAATTGTCCATCAGGAACAATCAAACCCGCAGCCCCACTAAGTATTAAATCGTCGGCACTTGTGTCCCAAAGCATAAACGCACTGGCAGTGTCTCCAAACAGCTTAACATCGTAACCTTGATCGTTAACACCCACCGTTAAAGTTGAGTCTAATTGAACTGCGCCATCTATATCTACAGCATCTAGATTTGTTGTTCCGTCTACGTCGATGTTTCCGCTAATGTCTAACGAAGCAAATGTTCCAACGCCTGTGGTTGTTAACGAGGACGCCCCATCGTTAATAAATAAATCTGCGACTGTGGCTGTGACAAAGACAACTGCCGTGCCACTAAGCGATATAGCGCTGTCTGAATTAGAACTTTCAGTAACCGAACGAGTAAGTGTTGTGCCGCTTGACGTATATGTCCCACTGCCAATTTCAAAATTAGTTCCATCCTCTATAGCATATCTAATAGTTTGACCGTTGGTTATTCCAGCATTAGCGAAAGTTTGGTAGCCTGTTGCAGCGCTTCCCAAGGTAATCGTTCCAGTACCCGTGGTACTGGTAGACATTTTTGCACGATTTCCTAAAGATATTGCCATGTTAAGCTATCCGTATAATTGCGTTACTCGCGTCAGCGGTGGGAAAAACGATAGTGAAGTCTCCAGACGTGGCACCTTTATCGGCTCCAAAGTCCAAAACACAAACAGACGGATCGCCTGACGCGGCCTCATTATAAATTAAAGCACCGCGCACCGAAGAAATTGTTACGTTAGAAAACACCTCATCAGAAAAGTCAGTCAGAGCTGTTGTGCCGGTAGTCGTTGGCGTTACGCTTGTTAAAAACTGACCCTTTGCAGTGTAATTTGTTCCCGTTATTTCATTGCTACTTGTGTAAGCAGTGGTAGCCGCAGTGAAACTTGCACTGTTGTCATACAAAGCAATCTTAAACTGGTCACTTGCCGCAGTGAAATTATGTGTAGCTGTCATTAATTCTTTTTTGAATGAAGTACACAGGAAGTTGCCCGTAAAAGCCATTACATTTTCCTTATATATTCGGCCAAATCAGAATGACCCGCTTCTTTTATCGCATTATATACCGTAGTACGGTCACTTTGGATAGCCTGTTTCATGTAGATGACCAGCAGCTTCTCTATGCTGTCACGATAAGCAATAGCCTGATCCCGTAGCGTAGGGTGCGCGTCCTCAGAGAACGCAACGATCTTACCTACGCAACGGTGAGCCACCTCTTCAGGAGTTGCACCACGATTGTTTGTGGTTTGAACATCAACCTTAAACTCTCCAAAAGACATGTTGTTCATTGTTTCGGCCTAATAACTTGACCAACACGGTAACCTTGTGTGGTTTCTTTGGCCTCACCCAACAACTTTAGACCAGACAAAGACTCCTGAAATCTCTTGTCATACATAGCCATAACGTCCTGCTCACCTTTCATAAAGATGTACGCCTCTATTAACGAACCGTACAAAAGGCTTAACTCTGCATTTTCACTTAACCATGTTGTACCACTGTCTGATCCTGCCGTAAGGCTTGCGGGGCGGTACAAGTAGTGAAGCTCTGCCGTATAGTCAACGTTTGGTGTTGGTGCTAAGATAAAGTTGCTGACGTCAAACGTAGCGTAATATTTCGGCACACCTGTTGTAGCAGGATCGGAGGTATAGCTTTGAACAAAGCTAACATCTTTAAACTCTACAAATCCGTAATCACTGCCACTGGTTATTGGGTCCGTAACAGTTCTTAGGCTTAACGAATATGGCGCTAAAAAATCACTTGGCATCGCAAGAAACTTGTTTCCACTAGACGCTATACCTGAAACATTTTTTCGAAATAGACTTAGCTGAACAGATTTTAAAACTCGTTCCTCTGCTGCCCGTATAAACAGAGGGAGATTAGCTACAAAAGAAGTCTCCGTGTTCTCAGTGTAATCCTGCAACGCTGTTTTTAACTGCGCAAATGTAAAGCTCATGACGTGACCACCGTAACCTCTCCGACTTCCCCTGTAGATTTCAACCTGTTAGGAGTCAACGACTCGTCCCCGTTAAAACCAACGGGTCGAAAACCGTATTGAATGTTTCTTTGCTCCTCCAAACCAGACTCTGGCCTAGGGTTTCTTAACGCTTGGGGATCAGCCCCTACCTTGGGAGGGAATAGCTGAGGATGCTTTGGATCGAACTCGTCCTTGCCGACACGCGCCCCTGTCCACTCCTCTCGCATATCTCTCAGTCTATAACGAAAACCAGAACGATCCGAAATTCCATACGCATTCTTGTCTGAAGCATAGGCCATGTCACACCCTTAGATACTGAATGCTTGGTTGAAGTTTAAGAGGAACACGATCCTCGTCCTCGTCAGAGGCCCGTTGGAACTCTTCTTCATACACACTCTTCAAAAGTTGAATCCGTTCCGGCGCTCTTTTCATAGCGATATAATACGCCAGCCCCGCTACCATACATGGGTAAAACCGAAACGGCATGTCCGTTGTGTTCACCAACGTATCGGCGTCCTCAATTCTCTGCACATAGTAGTAGATTAACTGATCTGTAGAGTTCTCGGGAACGGCCCACAGATTTATAACAGGATCAATCTGTCTGTTAAACCAAAACTGGCTTGGTCTACCCTGCGTGGTTTTGTTGGGAAGAGTGGCATACTCCCCCCGACTAATTCGTTCTACCTCATAGTCTGTATTGCTGCGCCTAAGAACAATTTCTAGTACATCAACAACATCCGCCGTTAACGTCTGAGTGGCCTGCCCTTGCGTCAACGTTATAGTTCCCTGCGCCACGGTCCACATGTTGATGCCACGGTTTGCCCAATCAGCAAACATTAGGTTCAAAGACCTACGCGCCGTTCGAGCATCGTAGCCAGTGCGGACCTCTAGTCCACACCGCTCATACGCTTCCTCAATAATCTCACCAACATCAATGTTGAAATCTCTGGACCCAGAAGTAGCCATGATTAATACAACTTCGGTGATTGATTAGTTTTAATCATAACACAACCGCCGTTTTTAAAGCTTGTAACTTTGCCGCCGTTTTTCATGTACCCCATTTTATTACGAACTGGCTCAGGTAACTTTTTAAGACCAGTCTGGTCTTCTGTTGGTTGTTTCATATCCATTAGACTTCTCCTTAAAACTGACGAACAGCGCCCTTGGTACTCTTGCGCCTAGATTCCATTACTTGTCCGCAGCCTTTCGCGACCGCTTCGCCTTCTTTGCCTTCGCCTTGGTAGGGCCTTTTGACTTGTCCCCCAAGGGTATAGCCTCTGACCTTGGCTTTCTTAGTGTTACTGACAACGGTTTTTCCTTTTTTGCCAGCTTTCTTCTTTTTCTTAGCAGTCGAAGCTCTATCTGCTTTAGAAAGAGAACGTGCTTTAGCCAACGGAAGGCATCGGTCAGGGTTCTTCTTGTCCTTTGAAGTACCGCATGGACCTTTGATTTTACCATCAGTTCCTATCCTCACCCACTTCTGGTCGCGCCACTTTTTTAACTCGCCCATTACGACTTCTTCTTCTTGCCTTTTGCACCCTTAGCGTAGTTAGGGTCTTTGCAATACTTTGAAGCCGCCATGTTTGCATACGCCGAAGGATACGTGTCAAAAGTTCTTTTCGCCCAAGCCTTACCCGAAGGACAAATCTTGCTGCCCTTGGATTTAGGAGAAGCCTTACCACCTCTTTTATAGTAGGTAAGACCCTTGAGAGTCTTAGCGGGTGGCTTGGACACTTGCTGTTCCATCTGACCTCTGGATATAGCCATAATCACGCTCCATGTACGATTTAATGTACGCTATTTCTGACGCTATAACTTCTGTTTTTTTATCTACAGAGATTAAAGTTTGAGTTGTCCAAGTGGCCCAGCTATAACTGACCGCGCCAATGCCGCCAATAACCGCCGTAAGAAGAATAACTACCACTTGTTTCATCAACACTTCCAACGTTTTCTAGCCTGTCTTAAACGACTATTCGGGTCTTTAGCCGCCTTTGGAAACTTCTTCATCTGTCCTGCCGAACGAGCGCAATAAGACTTCCTGCGCTTGGCGTCCTTGCTGCCCTTCTTTACTTTACCCGTGACCGCTGTTTTAAGCTTTGATCCCGGGTTTGCAGCGCGGTGGGCTTTCACGCCCTTTTCCGTCATTCCCGCCCCAGACTTAGTGGGGCGGTAATTTTTCTTGTTACGCTTTATCGGCTTATCCGAACGACTAGCCATACTCTTTTCTCATATCCAGTATGATAGTGTATGTGTCCGCACTTGTATGACCGACTGTTGTGAACATCACATCTCCAGTCTTTCCAGAACCGGAGTTGTTAGTCAAACCGCCGAACACACTGTACTCGTGGTTGCCACTTTGGTTCTCACCTAGTTCAATACATAGAACATCGGTTGTTGCGTCCCAAAGAATTTGAACCTTCATGCCAATACACTGCCACCAGATTCTTTCTATCACAACGCCAGTACAAGCAGCGCCATCCAAACCCGTAGTCAGTGCAGAAACATCAACCTTCTTAACTGCCGATTCTCCGGAGCCATCTGAGATGTTCGTAAACTTTTGAACAACTCTTTTGGCCCCGTCGAAAAGCGTCTGTGTAGCTACAGCATCTGCCATATCACGCTCCTATTTATGCGATTTGCACATACTCAATGATGAACGTAAACGAACCCGCAGTGGTAGCGTCAACCGTATTGGTAATATTACAGAAGATTGTACGTTCCGCAGAAGTGTACTGAACAGAAGCCGGAGCAGTAGTGCCATCCTGCGTCTGAAGAACCAACGCGGTTATAGTCACGTTATGCTCAACAACAGTTGTACCCCCGTCTAAAATTTCATCAGTCTGAGCCGCAACGATCTGTGCGCCAGAAGAATCCGTACCAACCTCATAACCAATATCACCTGTGCCGATTACTGGAGAGGTATCACAAAAGATTTTAATGTCAGTGATAATGGTGTTTGCTGGTTGCGTAAACTCACCAATGGTCGGACTATCGCCTGCGGTAGTGTTTACAGTAACACCTGTCGCATAACCAACGTGCTTTACATACTTGTTAGTAACAATACCAGTAGACGCGGTGCTTGCCACAGTGGTAAATGCGCCCGTAGTGGTGTTCTTAGAAACAACTTGAAAGCCGTTTTCAGAACGCACTGGACCCGAAAAAGTTGTATTAGCCATGTTATACTCCTGTCGTGGCTAGTGTCAGACGCATTATGCGCCTGTCAGGGATGACAGAATGATACACAACCTTTTAACAAAAAGAAAGAGGCGATCCGAAGACCGCCTCAGTTGAGCAGGGAGGGAAAATCCTTGCGGTTATTGTAACACAGGTTACGCTCCGGGGGAACCGAAGATACAACGTGGGTCTGAGAACCCAAAGCTGTAACGCTCACGCGCCTTAAAGCGCATGTTACCTGTGTCGAAGTCTGCTTCCATGTTGGTGGAAAGAGCGGTGCGCTCAAAGTGGATCATTCCACGAGGAGCATCAGTCATGATGAAGAACGCATCTGGGTCCGTCAGGAAGTCGTTAACGGCAAAGCCATTAGGCAACATACCCATCGAACGGATTGCGTTGGTATCATTATCCGCAGTGCCAACGCGAAGGTTAGACACCATCAGGCGCTCTGCAACGAACTGCAGTTGACGTGGGATAAGAAGCTTCAAGCCCCGAAGAGCAACCTTTAATCCACGCTCATCAACAAAACCAGCGATATTGATCAAGGCATCTTCAAGAGATGTCTCATTCAAATCAGCGGCTGTCGAAGGTTCGTTAGCAAATGTGCCACCATTCGTCAGAGGGTGAGACGCATCACACAAAGCAACCCCGTCACCACCAGCAGTAGCGCCAGCAGTAAATGCATTGTTAAGAACCGCAGCGGCCTTAACTTGCTTGGTGTGTGCCATTGAGCGAGCCAACGCACGAGTATACCGCGAACCAAGACGATCATAGAGATTGTCTTCGATTGCTTCCTCTGTGATAGAGAACGCAAGTGCGATAGTTTCGTGGTTGTAACGAGCAGTGTATGATTCGTTAGCATCGTCAAACGATACGTTGGAACCCTCCGCCTTAGTAGGCGCAGCGCCAAATCCACTCAACATAACTTCTTCCTCGAACGCTCTGTCCGAAGATTCTGTTGTGTAGATTTCTGAGTGTTGGTTTTCGTAACGGTCGTACTCCATTCCAAACAGAGCGTTTAGTCCGGGTTCTAGCTCTTTCGCTAGTTGTGCGCGAGAAATAGCCATTTTCTAAACTCCTTATACGCCTGTCGTGGAAACAGTGCCAGCCGCAATGGAACCCGTAGGCGCATTGAAGTGGTTGTTGATACGAACGATTAACGGAATACCAGCCGCAGTAAAGTCGCTGTTATCAGGATCGTCCATGACGCCCATAATACGCAACGCCAATGTATTGGTGGTGGCGATAGTATTTAAATCAGCGGTTGCTGAAGAAATACCGGTACTGGTTGAACCGCTGTTGCCTGTAGCAAACGCAATGTTTGCAAAGACCGCTGCACGAATTTCAGCCTCAGTGTTTGCCGCAGCAACAACGTTAGACGTTGCAACAGTGAACAACTGTGCTGGGTTGTCGTACAAGAACGCCTTTACAGGAAAGTTTGAGTCTGCTCCTGATCCGGGCCAAAAGTTGGAAAAAACCTTTGAACCATCCACGGAAGAAACATACTCACATCCATTAAAGACGCCAGCGATTGAGACGTTACCGCCAGCCGCAGCTTGCAGATCGTCAATGACCCCTCCAGCAAGCGGGATAACCGCCATGCCTTGAAAGATCGGGTTACTATTGTCCGAAGCTATCCGATACTCGGTTGTACCAGTGGTATTAGCAGCGGACCCTAGAATGCCATACGGACGTAGCCCGAATGCTCCATTTGAATTTGCCATAATAGCAATCCTCTAAGTTTAGTCGGAGTCTCTACGTGATCCTCCGAACGATACACGACTTTGCCGATTATTAGATATCGGCATTGAAGGATGTTGTTCCTTCATTAAATCCTGATCGACAGCTACCATCTGTTCGCGGGTCCGGTTCCCGTAGTACGCGGATCGTTCGTCGATAGTCTCGGCAGGCATGCGACAAAGCATTAGTCCGCCTTGCCCTATTACTCCTTGATACCTTCCATCATCAATGACGGGGGCCTCATAGTCTGGATACTCATCAGAACGAACAGGTTCCCATCCTTCGCGCAACTTGGCATGGACATTCATTTTGTCCTCTTCGCCTCGCATTGCGACTCGTATCCAACGATGCACATACCCCGGAGGGGCTTCTGGTGCTTCTAAGTGGCTGGGCGGTGCCCAAGGTTTTCTGCGTGAACTTGTTTCACGGGTCTCGCTTTCACGAGGTTTGCGATTAGCCATAGTCTTAATCCTTCACATACTTAGCGTATTCTTCAAGCGGCACGTTCAAACGTTTCGCCATCGCTATTTGTGACGGTGAGAGCTTAACCGACTTGCGCCCCTGTTTTGTAGTGCTGCGGGATGCGGATGCGCCAGCGGATGCGACCTGTGCTCCTCCCGTTTTGTTCGCCTTTTGAAACTTGTGTGGAAACTCCACACGTATACGGCGATCAACCTCACTATAGTAGTCATCGCTCGTCGGGTCAAACCCTTCTTGCTCTACCATCTTTTGGTGTATTCCAAAAGCTGCGTAAGTCATGACCTCATCCGCGCCAAACCACGTATTGCTCTCTGCCCAAGACTGCGCTTTGGGATCGGGCTTTGCCGCAGGTTTTTCTGGGGGAGGCGTGGCGGCTGGAGTAAACGTCTCCTCCTTCGCAACCTCTGCTTTGTCAGAACGTTCCTTAGCTATACGAAGACGTTCTTGCTCAATAGCGATCTTTGACATCGCCTCCTGAGCCTGAACCATCTTATCAGCATCGCCCGTCTCATGAGCTTCCTTGAACACTCTCTTAGCCGCGTCCATCTGAGCTTCAACTCTACCGCCGTACTCAGACAAATATCCTTTGTCCAAGTTCTGCATGCGGTCTTTAAGATGCTTGTTCTCGTTCATAAGCTCCTGAGCAACACGAGTGGCCTCTTGGCTAACCCGTTCCTCATTTCGATACTTTTCAGTAAGCTTAGAGATGCGCTTCTGAACGTTGGAACTATAATTCTCAAGTTCCTCATCGCTCTTCTGTTCCGTTTCTGCAGAAACCTCGACTTGTTCTGACTCTCCCTCCGGAGCATCAATCTCTACTTCTACAGACTCGTCTTCCATAACTGTTTGTTCTTCTGCCATTGTAGCCCCCTAAACGTGCTTGATGTCATCTGGTTCCAGAAGAGTGGCTATCACCTCGTCATCATTAATGATGCGAACTTCACCGCCCTCTATCTTAAACCTCGACCCAGAATATCGACCGATACAAACCCAATCGCCTTCCTTGCACCACGGGTCAACCTGCGTACCGAATTTTGAAGGGTCATCATAAGCCAAAGGTCCAAGTTTTAAAACGTAAGCAACTACTGTCGCCACCGCCTCTCGGTCTCTAACCTCGTCAGGGATGTGTAAACCACCCGTGGTTTTGGAAGCCCCCTGATAAGGCATCACCAAAAGCCGCCAACCCGTGGGTTGCGGTAGCCTATCAAGAAGGGATTTATCTAAAAGGTCCGGGTCTAGCACTCGGTCCTTGGCGTCAACATACGCGCCATCAACAACAGAAGGGTCCGAAGCATCGGCCTTTCCTTTGTTCATTTTTTGCGCGAGATGTTCAGGAAGATATAAGGTCTTCGACATCTTCTGCGTTATTCTCCAGCAGGGTTTTAAGCTCTGACCGCGCGTAGGAAAGTCCCCGTATCTCTCCCACCAAAGATTTATAATGCTCCCAGTCTTTGGCAACACCATTCGATAGAGCGTCCGCGAGTTCCTCTTCACGCTCTCGCAGCACTTTATACAAGTACGCAGCTAATGCAACACCGTCCATCAATCTTCCTGATACAAGTTATTGAATATTCGATTCACGTCCAGCGTGTAGTCAAGATCAGACTTTGAATAGTGTACTTGCTGAGACGGCCTAAAGTCCGGCGCTCCTTCTCCAACCTCAAACCAAGCAGGGTGAGTGACCCGAACTCTGTTGTTAGGTAACGCCACTATATTCCCAGTCCACTCCCCAGCGTCCAATAGCTGAAGGACATGAGACTGCTTGTGTTGAGCAGGGTCATCCGCAATCTCACTCTCCGTGTAATCTACAGTAAACAAGTATTTCGCGGCATACATCTCTCCGTCTATCTTCGCCATCCAAGGGCATGGAGTAGCCCTGTCCATGACATAAACAGCATGATGATGCGACGAACAATCCCACGGTTGAGCATCATACGTCTGCATAGGCTCAGGCCACTCCTCCAAAGGAATGTCTGCCACCAAGGCAGTGATAGGCATTCTTGCCCACATTGCTCCGCCGTGTACTGTGTCTTCTTCCTCGTCCTCTGCTTCGCAACCTGTGAAGATAACCTGAAAACTAAGACACCTATTCGGCATCGAAGTCACACCAATCACCATCGCATGCAAGAACTCACCGTGGTACTGCTCATGGTTATGAGTGTACTCACGCCTTACCCATGCCTTAAAATAAGGCACGTTAGAATGTAAATAAGCCATGTGTTATGTCTTGGCTCTACCGCCTTTTTTCATCTTCATCTTAGCACGACCACCGACTTTCATGCCTTTGGGCTTCATCTTAGCACGACCACCCGCCATCATTTTCTTAACTGAAGTTTTACCCCCAGCGCGATACCCTTTTTTCTTCATCGCCATGTCCGGCTCCCTAGATAAAGTATGCTTATCAATACACGTTAGTTTCGTCAGTGTCAATTTTCATGGGCACACAATACGCCACAGCGCGATCTGATAAACCAATGCCGTGGGTACTGTAACGCTCCACAAGAGCCTGCGCCACCCTGTTGCAAACATCCAACTGGTAGAAGTACAAATCATCCACAGCCAGCTTACGCTCGTCCCCATAGCCAAGATACAGCATGAGGACGAACACATGCATTAAAACATAACTTCAAAGTGTGGAGCATCAATGAAGGGCCTTCGAGACTGTGATCGGCGTGTATCTATGTACGAACACATAGCGTGTTCTGCCGTACCGTCATAAGCAGCAAGATCATCAATAGTCCACGCAGCGCCCCACCGTAGCTTAACACCTGTAGCCTCTGCGCCTTCTTTCATAGCATCAGCAATCTCATCATACAGGTTAAGTTCCCATCGGCCACCACCATCGCAATAAGCCATCAGATCAACGGCGTTGCCGTCAATGTGTTTCGATTTCATGGTTTGCGAGGCCCCTTTTGCAACTAAGGCCTTCTGCTCCTCTATCGTTCGCAGACCGCAGATCACACTGAAGTCCTGCTTCGTAACGCCGATAGCGTACTTCACGACAGTTACCAGATCGTCGTTGACTCCTTCGAGCCTTGACAAGCTTCGTTTTCCTAATTTGTATCCCATGATTCATCCTTTACTTTCTATGTGTTTAGCCTGTTGCCGAATAAGTTCCTGTTGTTTCTTTAAGTCAAGCCACTGTTGGTCAGCCTCAGATAGCTTTGGAAAAGGAACTACCTTCTCGGTCATTTAGATGCGTACTTAGATATGGCCCGATTTCCGAACCAGAAAGCTAAAACTGCGCTCATGAGTCCGGCAGTTTCGGGGTCCCACATAAGCTCTACCGCTTCCGTCCAATTACCCCCAGATTGTCCCACCTTGACCATGATGACCACCTTGGTGGCTACAAACAATCCGAAGAAGGCATAAGTAATAACAGGACGAACACTACCCCTGAGAGCGTTGATAAAGCCTCCAGCGTCAATAGATCGGTCATGCTCATACAACCCTTTTGTTTCTGCAATGTCCGCCTGCTTATCAAGCTCAACCAGCTTCATCTCAGAACGCTTCTGCGCCAACTGCGTCTCAAGCTGCATCATCTCCATACGATGCTTCTGAACTTGATTAGCTTTAAAATAACTGAGAACCTCGGGGAGAAAAGAACTCCCAAAGCCCAGTAAACTTCCTAACAGCGCCATCATTTCTCTGATCCTAGCCATACCGCAAATGCGCCCGTCATGGACCCAGAACAAATTGATATCATCGTGGACTGCTGTGTGGACAAATCCTCTAAAGTCATCCCCCACTCCAGAACCCGTATATACATCACGGTCATTACAAACATCATAAGTCTCGGCATGAGACGATATTCTAGTATAGTGTTAAAAGTTATAGACATTAAAACCCTCCTTTCAGGCCATCTAATATTTCCGATAAACTAGGGCGTTTATCTTTCTTCTCATAGACACAACTAAATACTTTCGGACACTCTGAAAAACTAAGCGTAGGGTAATGATATCCCAGCCCACCAAAACCCGCACTGAATCTATACACACATATCTTTTGATCATTTACGTCCGTAAACCTTTTCCAAAGATGACATTTAACATGAGTTGGGTTTGCCACACCAGCAAGCGCCACAGACAATATAAGAGCGTGTATCATTGCGTAGCCAATACTATTAAATAAATCCCACCACCCAACACGCCGACTATGCCCAAAGTCAATCCGCCAATAGCCGCGTTGTTAGCCAACTGCCTTCTAGATTCCATAGCAGCATAAATTGTTGCTTCTCTCTCAGCACGTATCTTACGGCGCATCCCCAGCATCTCATCATAAGTCCCCAAACCAAACCTATAGTCCAGCATAAACTTAATCTCTTTTTCTTTTTCAAGCAAAGTCTTCTTTCGGATTACGATATCCATAGCTTGCTGCTCTATGTTATCAGTTCCGTAAGTCTGCTTATCTAACCACGTAGGTTTCTTGCGCTGAGACTCTGCCTTGGAGATATCAGCAACCGCACCGTACCACGCGCCAAGTTGCTTGCTGACATCCTGTATCTCACGACCAGCGCCAACCAACATTTTAACGCCTTTAAAGGCCGCGTTAGCGGCTGCAAATGCCGTTACAGGGTCTATCATGGACGCACAATTATCCTAGTCCCTTCCGCATCATAGACTCACGTTGCATCTCAATGCGATCTTGGTTTACTTCGTTTCGGTTGTCGGCAATCTCTTCCTGCAAGTCCAAACGAGCCGCATCCGTTACCGCACGTTGCTCTAGCTTGGCACCCTCTATCTCAATTTTAGCCTGATCCATCGCAGCTTTGTGCTCCGCTTCCATCTGCTTGATCTGAAGTTCCTGCATGCGAATTTGAACCAGTGGGTCTTCTTCAGCACTCTTCTGACCCGCTGCCAAACGAGGCATGATATCCGCCATCAACTCCGCTTCCACTACCGCAACCTGAGCCTCTATCTGCTCAGGGGAAAACTGTTGTGGCTGCATCTGCTGCATCTGCTGCTGGGCTTGCTGCGGTGATATAGCTCCGGCCTGAGCCATCTGTTGTAGTTGCTGCATCTGCTGCTGCGGTTCCGCAACAAGAGACTGTACCTGCTCCATAACCACTTCACGGGACTTCAGTGAAACATGCTCCAACACATGAGTGATCAACCCCGCCAGAACAGGAGGAGTGTTTTGAAGTATTGGCAAATTCAACAAACTCAAGTGAGCCTGTATGTGAGCATCGTGGTCTTGAGGAGGGAAGGCCTTGGCTGGTTGTCCCGAAATCATGTCCGCGTTCTCCATCGCAGGGTCCTTTGGCTGCGGTTGTGGAGGGGGAGGAAGAATCTCGTTAATGTTTTGCACCTCCAACGCCTGATACATTCTACGATAGGCCGCATGGAGGTTATGCATTTGCGGGTTTGACTGAGCCAACTGGAGTTGTTGTTGGGCCAATGTAACTCGCTGCGCCATCGAAAAAATGTTAGGGTCACTGACTGGGAGGACGTCAACCCTGCCGTCGAAGTCTTGCGCCTTAACCTGCTGGGGTGCCCCAGACACCTCATATGGGTAAACAGGAGGTAGGTTTTCAGCGAAGATACGCGCCAAAAGCCGAAACTCGGTTTTCTGCGCGTAGTGCAAACGTTTGTGAATCGCGGACATAACCTTTGATCCACGTTCCAATAACGCAACAGTCGTGCCGACTGGCGTCTCTTGGTTCATGTCTGGAACCTGTTGGTCTGCTACAGATATAAAGCGTCTGCCATCTGCAACCAACCCGCCAAGCATCTGTGCCAAGGTAGCCGAAGGCTCCTTGTAGGGCAGAGGAATTATTGAATCTCTAATTGCACCGCCCGGAACATCAATGTCCCGCCACTCTCCCGGTTGCAGTGGCTCATCAGAGTTACGAACGCGAACACCACGAGCCTTGAAACCAGCCGGAAGATTAGCTAATGTACCAGCGTCAATCAACTGGCGCAAAATGCTAGTTGATGCGCGACCTAAGCCGCCAATCATATGCACTAAACCAAAGCCATAAAACCCTAATCCGGGCATGAACTTGTAGTGAACAAAGTATTGACGCTTACGACGAACTGGGTCAGCGCCGTCATAGTTGCGCCGAATAGACAGGACCTGTCCCGAGTTGTCATCAATTGTAATGATATATGGCAGTTTTATGCCCGATGGCTCCCCTGTCTCAGGGTTTATGTCCTCAAAACCATCAATGTCCATGTCCGCATGCATCTCTAGCACCGTCAGAACATCGTCCGAGTAATTCTTTGATAAGCCCTCTAGCTCGTTAACCTTCTGACGAACAGAGTCAGCCTCAACCTCGCCGCCCTCCTTTAGATCAACGTCACGATACATGCCGCCAACCTGCATCTTGCGTACATCGTTGATGTCCATGCGCAAAACATGAGTGACCCGATTGCTCGTAGCCAAGTCAGAAGCAGAGTACGGCACAACTAAATCTTGTGCTGGTATAAACTGTGCAACTGCACGTTGTTTAGTGGGGTCGAAGTAAACCTTTTTAAACGTAGAGCCAGACAAAGGGAGATAAAACAGCATCTGATCCATGTCCGGATCGTACTCTTCCATGATCTCCGTAATCTGGTAGTTCATAAAGTGCTCTACACGATTAGCCTGATCCTCACGAGCTTGGTCCTGCATACCCATAAGACGAGTCCTAACAGGGCCACCCGCTGGCAAAAGCTCCTTGTATGCCTGCGCCTGAAACTGCGTGACACTTTCGCTAATCATGGGATGCACAATACCAGACGCACCCTCAAACGGAGTTGTGCGCTCCTCGGTCTTTAGACCCAGTAAATCCAAACCCTTGGTGTACGTCTGCTCCCAATCGGACCTCGACTCTAAATCTTCCTCGTATAAACCACGAAGATCAGAGGATATCTCGCCAAGAACACCGTCATCCAAGTATTCTGCTAAGTTTGCATCAAACGGAATGTCATCAGGTATATCCATTGGCATCTCTTCCATAGACTGGACTATCGCCCCGCCCATGCCGTCATCAATAACCTCGGCCCCGTTAGGAAACTCCATAGGCACATTAATCGGTACTTCTATGTCTGGTGACATCACCATCAGTAATACTCCCGTCTACGAGGTTTCCACTCATCCTCTTGGTCATCTTCGCCGTCCAGATAGATGAAACCACCCTGCCGAAAACGCATTAAAGCTAGGGTCATACTATCACAATAATCGTCATTGTCACCATACGGAAAAGAAGTAACCTCTTCGATGACCTCTTCAGGAAACTTCTTGTCCATCGGATACCAAACTATCCCCGCCTCAAACAACGGAGCTACCAAGTGCATCCTAGTGACCTTATCTTTGCCTCTGCCCGGAGAAAAACCCAAGGCAGGAATGCCCTTGAGACGTAATTCGTCTATCAAAGGTTGTCCAGTGGCCTTGGCTTCTATGATAACCATGTCTGGTTCCCAGTATTCGTGCTCATCATAGGCAATTTCCTTTAATTCAGGGAAACTCCACCTACCACGCTGCGCATCCATCAAAATTATGTGGTCAGGACCGCCCTCTAACGGGTTAAACACGCCCCAAGTCGTAATCGCGCTGTAATCCGCGCTTTCCTTCTTCGAAAACGCCGTGTCATACGACTGCATGACGTACTTTAAGGTCGGAATCTTGTCCTGCTCCCACGGTTGCCACCAATCGCGCTTGATAATTGCAGATTCAGAGGCCGTGGGCGTCTGTTGCCACTGCGCAGACCACTTTGAAACAGGCAAAGACGCTTTAATTCCCAGTAATGCGTCTTTTTCCCAGAACTCAGGCCACAAAGGGTTGCCGCTAGGCATAATTGCTGGAAATTCTACCACTTCCCACTTGTCTGCCATGATGTCACCGCCCTGTCGGGCCAGTAATCGACCCGTAAGGTCCTTCTTACCCCAGCGGGTCATAACAATTATGATTGCACCCCCCGGTTGTAGACGCTGACGGGGACCAGAAGTGTACCACTCATACGCATGATCAAACGCAGTGTCGCTCATAGCGTCCTGCTCCGAGTGTGGATCGTCAATCACAAACAAATCCGCGCCACGACCCGTGACCGCCGCACCAACACCCGCCGCAAAATACTCGCCGCCCTTGTCAGTGCCCCATTTTCCCGCGCCCTTGTTGTCTTCCTTCAAGTTCGTCTCCGGAAAAATCTCCCGATACGCAGGATCGTCAATTAAATCTCGAACCTTCCTACCAAAACGTACCGCTAGTTCTGTATTATGGGTAGCCTGAATTATCTTTAGTTTAGGGTTCCTACCCAAAAACCATGCAGGCATCAGGTAACTCGCAAACTCGGACTTCGAATGACGAGGCGGCATGTTAATAATCAACCGCTTCAACTCGCCACGAGCCACAGCCTCCAGCTTCTCCGCAATCACCCTGTGATGACGCCCCTCAATGAAGTTCTCATACACATGATGCGCGAACGGCATGAACTTGTTCTGCGCCTGCTCTTGTAAATCAAGCCGCTTCTTGGCCTCAGTTAAAGCCAGTATTTCTTTCAACGCCTCCTCGGGAAGCGCGTCAAAGCTCTGAAGGGTCATCTTGTTCCTCTGCGGGATAATAAACCATTACCAACGTTCTACATCTAGGACACGACAAGTTCGTCTCCATAACATAGTCCTCATCGTCATCTATGTCATGGTCCCCGCCCCAAATTAACTCGGTACTACAATGCCAACAGTTCATAGTCCCTCCGAGCTAAAAAGAAAAACCAAGGCAGATAGCAAGAGGAACACGAAGGAGCCTTGTCCACCGTATCCTCCTCAATCTCCCTACCACAGTGCCGACACTTCATAACTAACCTATAATCGGTGTGCGAGGTATTCCAGCTATGCCTTGAGGAACAGGAGGCGAGATTCTCGGGGCAGTGTAATCTATAGGTTGAGTATAGTCCATCAAAGGAAGAACAGGAGAAGTCATGCCGCCGCCACCACCACCCGGAAGGTCAGGAAACGGAATCGGCTCAGGGTCCGCGCCCATTACAGGAACACACATACCCGTTACCGGATCAGTCTGATAACCCTCGGGACACGGATCAACAAAATCGACGATTGGCGGGTCGGGGTCATTCCCCTCCTGCCCCTTCATTGCAGCTTTTGTCATCGTAGTACGGTCTGTATAGTTGTCAAACGCTGTCTGGTACGCTTCCTCGGGCAATCCCGCATAACCCATAGACTCCATCGTTTTCTGAAACCCCGGTAGGTCATCACCCCCAGTTAAAGAACCAATGCCCAGACGGAGATCAGTTAAGCCGTCTTTCTTCGAATTAATATATACGTCCGTAATGAAGTCGAATATGCCTTGATTAGGATCATATTTCCTAACGCTGGGACCGCTGAAATAAGGAACACCCGAAAGATCAGCTGGATTTTGGGGATCATTATACTTTGCAGGTGCTTCTAGCATTCTTTGGTAGGCTTCAGAACCGTTGCCATCAGAACCTCCGGAATCTTGTTGAGACCTTGCGACCTGTTTGGCAAAATCATCGGGACGAAGTTGAGGGCGAAGGCTAGATGCACCAACGATTTTGTTACTAGAACCGCCATACCCAGCTTGTTTTCCCCTAGACCTGTCCTGACCCCGACCAGACGTAATGCTGTCAATGAAATCTCCTAAAGCACCCATATCAATTCCCCATCCTAAACATGTTTCCAATACTGTCTTTTAAACTACCAATGCCGCCCGTAAACCTATCCATAGCACTAGGAGGTCGTTGAGAAACCTGCAAGGCACTCGTCGGCGTAAGCATGGGACGTGGTGAAGACTCCATCATAGAAATGCCCTTCATAATATTACCAATACCAGAACGTTCCTTGTCACCCTTCTTAGCCTCCATGACAGCCGCAGCTATCGCCTCCATCCGAGGATTAACGCCACTAGCCGCTCCGCCCGTGATCCCCGAAGGTTTAACCTCCTGAGCCATCACAATGTCTTCGTCCGTCATGTTCTCAAAAGCTATGTTCGCAAGGTCCGATTCTGCCTCATCATTAACCGTGGTTCCCGCAACTAGAAACGGACGAATACCCCTCTCGTTTCGCTTTCCTAAAACCTTGTCAACATGCTTGACTGTGTTAGGAAACTGCTCCGACATGTCTAAAATGTTTTTGCCCTGAGCCAACAACTTCTCAACCCTAGAAGGGCCAGAATGATATCCAGCAAGAGCTAACTCATAATCCCCCCCAAACTTCTCTAAGTTCATGGCTAAATACTCAGCCCCAAACCGAACACTGTCCTCAAGATCAAACTGATTCTTTAAAGGAGCTACACCATAACCGGGGTCTCGGGCCGTGCTGTCAAGAGCTTGAGCCGCGCCCTTCGCTGTCCCCTGAGAAGTCTCAGGACCAACCGCCCTTGGATTGTTGCTCGACTCCTGAAAAACCATCCTAGCTAAAATATCCGGTCGAACACCAAACTTACTAGCGTACTTCTGTATGTATCCGTCAAGCTGACTCATATCATATACCCCATTGAACCAAGGCCCGTGAGCCTAGAAGCAACACTGCCACCGTTCGCAAACGGTATGCTTGGTGTTAATAAACTGTCCTCTCTAGTCGTGACAGGATACTGAGGGCTAAAAACCCGAGTATCGTCAGCACTCATAGAAACCCTCGCATGCTTCTCAAACGCAGACGGGTCCAGCCTTCCCGAATATGCTAACTTACGAACGGCAGGGTACTTTCGAGCTAACTCAACAAACCTACTCTCCGGCAATAAAGCACCTAAACCAGCCTCAACACCACGCTCCAATAAACCAGAGCCTTTTGCTTGCCTGTTTATCTGAGTATTAAATTGCTGCGTAGGAGGTATCCTCTTCGCACCAGTTAAATCACCCTCCGAAATACGAGCCTGATGCTCCCCCGGATTTCCCATATACATCTCAAAAGAAGTGCGATTCAATAACGCATCACGCTCCTCCTTTAAATCCTCTATCGACGCCGTATCAACGTTACCGCCACGGCCATCGGATAACCGCTTCTCATGAAACGCAATCTTACCCTCAATAGAATTTAACCTACCCACCTTAAAATCAAACATTCCCTCCGGACTCGCGCCCAAAACATCGTCCTCAAGACCACCCTGATCTAATAACATATGCTCCATCTCATGACGAATAGTCTTCTTCTGCTCAGATAAAGGAGCCATGCTATTCACAACAATAAGATCAGCATCCGAATCATAATATCCAGCATAACCCTTATCGGTTAAATCCCTGAACTCAACACTGATGTTGTCTAATGCGTCAGGACGGTAGTTGGAAATAAACCGCTCAGAAGCACTCAAACCCAAAGAAACTAAGTCACCTAACTTATGAGAACCCTCCAACTTATCCGGAAAACTAAACTTAATACTATTCGGGTCAGAAACAAAACCAGCCCTGCGGTCCTTCAACGTTCCAGAAGGGTCTCGAATGTCTATAAAACGAATGCCGTAATTCTCCGCAATAAACTCACGAGAAGCACCTGAAGCTAAGGCCGACTCCGCATCAGATAAATCTCTAACCCCACCTGAAGCTAAAACTCCAAATTGTGGGTCATCGTCCATCGTTCCCTCACGAGACCGATTAGGAGTAGTAAATAAACCAAGGCGAGAAGCAGGCATATCCATATCCAATGCCCCAAACTCTTCAGCCGCAGCCCTCTGCTTCGCATCCGTAACCTTATCAAAAACAGAGCCAGCGCCCTTGTCTACCTGCCTTAAAGCAGCCACCGATAAAGGAACACTAGCCACCTTGCCAATAGGCAACAACTCCGCAATCCCAGAAGCAGTAAGAACATCGCCCAACTGAGCGTCACGAGCCTCCCCCTCATCCAAACCACTAGCCTTGTAACCCTCAATGCCACCCTTTAAACGAGAAACAGAAGACATCATGCCCTTGCTCATCTCCAATGGAATGTCCGTCAAAGCCGTAACAATACCCTCGTCTTTAACGTCCCCCCTAAAATCACGAATACTCTGCCTGCCGCCCTCGTATAAAGATTTCAAAACACCCAAGGGGTCCTCGCGAAGCTTGGAACCAGCCTCCTCACCAATGGTCCGGTAATCATCGTCAACGCCAATTACATTGTCCAAAAGATTGTAAAGAAAAGGGCGCGTCTCAGAAGACATCCTCAACGGTGATGGAGTAAACTCTGCCATGTTATCGAACCTCGGACCTTGGTTATCGGAACTATAACCAAAGAGAAATGATTTTGCACCCAGATTTTTTCCGAACGAAAAAACACCGAAACAATTTTACCGGACTAACACTATAGGACGCCGCACGACCCGTGTACCTCCTAAATGGGGGGGATGGGGGTCGAGGTTGTCTGGCTACCGTTGCAATTAGGCGTAGTAACCCCCGAAACATTGCCTTCCAGAAAACATAGGGTTGTTCTAGGGCCTTGTGTTTTCCAAGAGGCATGTGCTTTCTCTGGAGATTGCTTGTCTGGGAACGGCTCGTGCTTTTGCTAAGGCTTATCACGTTGCTGGGAATTTATTACTTGGTCCTGTGGTTTTAACTGGGCGTCCGAGCGGGCTGTCGTGAATCAAGCCCTCAAGGGGTCTTGACCCTGCGGGCTTCCATCCCTGACGCAAGGATAAGTTGAGCGGCTAGTCGCCGCCTGCTTCAAAGAGAATGGCCCCTGAACCGGAGCCATACAGTCTCCGAACTGTAGTCGGCGAACAAAGATGTGTTCGATCCCTCTTTATGGAAACAGACCGTTGCATGGGTGACGCGCCTAGGGCGCTAAGAAACCCCCATGCGATACTACGTTCCGTTATGGCGTCTGAGAGGGGCACCAGCTTACACCAAAAATGAATGATTGTATTCCACTCCCGCCAGCCCAGCAACTTTGCCCCTCAAGAGGTCAAAGTCTCGTGCGCTAGGTGTACTACTTAGCGTCATAGCGAGACGCGACAATCACCAACCAAACAAATCGTACTAGCCGATTTTTTGTCTGGACTTAATTTTAGGCGCAACATGGGCCTGCCTCTCAGGTCGCCTGTGGCACATTATGTAATATATATATGAACCCCCGTGGGCATTAAAACCCCGTTGGGCCACTTACAAAATGCACCGTCAACCCCCAAATGGCTTCTTACCCGAAGCCATGATCGTGAAGAACGATCTCACAACTGGGGGTCGGGGCCTATCACAAAATGTACGCAAATCAGAACCTGACGCTCCCATCATTTGTGATAGTGCGGAGTACCCGCTCCAAGACGGTGCAGCAAATGACGCGGCATCAGAACCAAGTATGATTTCCCCACATTTTCTGTCGCTTCGCTTAGACCCCTTGACCGTTCCCTCGACGCCGACACGCTAAGAGTGCGGTCGGCAAGTCTTCGGTGCGATTTTGAAAGGCGGCAAGCATCGGTTGTAATGCACACAGTTTCATAAGACATTACATAACTTTAAAGGAGTACCAACAATGGTCATCTTTCAAAAGCTTAACGATCTCAAGGACCACGGCGAAGCGCTGGGTTACTACAGGTTCGAGGTCAACTTCTACCTAGAACCAAGACCCAACTACGGCTCTGAAGTACGGTTCGCAGTCGAGTACAGAGCAACAGAGTCCGACTCCACCGAGTACCGTTACTTCTCTAAAGACAAGTTTCAGGACACCGACCTAGCGTTCGAGGAGGCTCGTGAGTTCGTACTCAACATGCCGAGCTTGGATGAACATCGTCGGCAGGACGCCGTTCGCAGGTCCGAAGCATACGAGGAGCGGATATTGGAGGACGCCGCTCACGAGGACGATCCGATCCTAAAGCAGCACCTGCTGGACAAGGCCGCTCGTGAAGCCAGCGACCGCAAGCAGTTGTTGGGCCTGTTCTACAAGCAGGGCTACCACATCACCGCTCAGTAATTACCAACGCGGGGGCCTCGGCTCCCGCACCAATCAACTAGGAGAACCACATGTTCGACGAAGATATCAAGATCGACGCTGACGCAAATGCGCTGGCACAACTCATCATCTCAATCGTTCAGTCCGCAAACAAAAGCGAGACTGACGCCAAGATCGAAGAACTGCAGGCCAAGATTGACAGTCTGGAAAATCAGATAGAGGAGTTCGACGTTAGCGACCACAGCTACGACATTGGAGAGATCGCGGTTGAGCACCTCAACAGCTACGGTGGTCTCCAAGATGCCGTTGTCGAGATCATCGACGAGTACGACTTCTCGGACAAGGACATAACCGTTGCATCAGGTACAACCTTTACGGTCACTGTAGACTGATGGCTTGGCTAGACAGTAACGTCTGGAAGAGGGGGTCGCGGTGGCGGCTCTCTCACACCAACGGAGAGTGGATGATAAGCTCGTTCCACAAAAACAAAACTCTGGCATTAGTCGAAGGTCGGAGGATGCTGCACGAAGGGAGGACCAAACAACTCAACATCTTCAAAGGCGATGGCACATGGCAATCGTCAGAAATTTACTCGGAGGACAACGTATGACTACAAAAAAATACACCGTAGGAGTACCGCAAGAAACAGGCCAAACGCTTGGCAACGCAATCAAGTTCAACTTGGAGTTCATGATGATGATGCTCCACTCAGACCGCAACGACGAAGCGGCGAGAGCATACGACCGCATCATCGCCCTGTGCGACCAAGCAGGGCAACCAGTCAGAAAGGACGCAGCATGAGGATAGGTGGATATCAAATGGAGGACCTTGGCTACGGCCTAAAGGTTGTAGAACACGAGGGCGGCTGGTCATTCTGGATGCAGGGTGATGACGCTCAACAGTTCCGCGACGAGTGGGAAGCGTATCAGGAACGGGTGGACAACGACTTCCGCCACTTCCTGTCAACGCACGAATATGATGGGCTGTTCAAATGAGAAGCTGGCCCATCTGGAATCAAATCACTGCCTGCGTATACAAGTCAGACAAATCGTATGGCGTCAAAGCAACAGGCGAGGTGACGGTCAAGGTCGGCACCTCTGCCAGTAACTCCCACATCTTCCTGCGACATACCACTACGCATCGGATGTTGGACAACGGAGACCGAGAGTATCGGTTCTACCTAGACGGCGAAGTAATCCGTCGAGCGGTTCTAAAGAAAGGAGCTACCGCGATTGAATACATCCCTAACTAAACAACTGGAGCAGCTACCCCTCAAGGATCGGCTGCTCTACCTAGAAGAGGCGTTGCGGGACAACCGCAGCGTTTCTCGACAATACACAAAGCTAATCGACTACTACCAACAACAAGCGGTCGATCAGGGGCTGGCAACGTGGGTCTACAAACCACCAAGAGAGCTTGCCCCAACCAAAGATCAGTTCGTTGGCCTCTTCGGTCAAGGAGCATTCGATCAAGTAAAACGTCCATCCAAACCAGAAAGGGACCTAATATGGCTCATCAAATAGACTTCATCGACTTCGGCACGTTCTGCGCGGACGAGATCAGGGAATACTACGACCTCAACCCTGATCTCTCTATCCTCACCTACGCAGGCATGCTGGGACTGACGGGGACAGAACTCAAAGACATCCTCATGACAGACGGGTCAGCCATCGACAAAGAGGAAAAAAAGACAGCGCAGCTAATGTTTGAGGAGGCAGACGAAACCCGAACCGAGTATTGCAACCGGATGGGCTTCGACATGTAAACTAAACAGGTGGTCCCAATCAGGGGCCACCGCATAACTCAAGAAAAAATGAGCGGCTAGTCGCCGCCTGCTTCAAAGAAAAGAAATTGAGTGCTGCGCACACTCTATTTTTTAAAACCACCTACACCCGCTGCGCGGATACAGGTGGTTTTAGTAAGCGGATTCCGCGCCGGAAGCCGCAAGACTTGGTTGGAAGCCGCAAGATTTCAGCAAATGACCCTCCATCCGAGGTCGAAGAGCCGAAAATAATTCATCAAAAGTACCGTACCGGCGGCAGCAACCGCTCTTGATGCCTGCATCAAGGGCCTCGGACCCATGACAACCGTCAAATAAAAGAAGCAACTTGCTAACGGGGTCTTTGACCAAGATGAAATTCAGACCGCCACGCGCCCAATATGCTGCATTCCACGCAACTTGATTGGGAGTTAGTTTTATTCGTGTACCGGAGGCTACTTTTAACTCTACCCAAAAGGGTATTCCATTCCAGATTACATGTACATCGGGTATTCCCCCGCCATGCTTGTTCTCAATCCGAGTTGCGAACGTCTTTTTCGGCAGTGATTTCCTCATTGTATTCCAAAAGTTCGCCTCCGGTCCCTTGCTCATCGGTAACATCCTTGTATTCAGCTTCTATATCGAAGGCTTGCGGGTACTTTTTCTGCAGATCAGTGAGCCGACCAACAATTTCATCCCGTGATAGTTGATCTATTGTGTTAACATTCTCCCTCCGGTCCACCGTCAAGCCACCCAAAGCTGACCGAATTTTTTCAGCGTTGATTGCTGCAGAATATTGACCATCCTCTTCTGCCCCACGAGATAGCTTTGAGAGCCGTTCAAGCTGACCCATGATGGTGACGCCGTAACGCCGTGCTCTTTCCTCCCTGAGTTCCTTCACACGCTCCACAACATGCGGATAATCCCGACCGTTTAACAACACCGCCGCTTGCTTCCCCGACAGACGGTGCGAATACCCAGCCATTCTTGCGCTGTTCGTATTTGTATAGATGCCTTCTGCAACATGCTTGGCAAATGTCTCCTGCCGTGTTGTCAAACACGGGCGATGCTTGCCCGTTTCTTGTGCCATTTTGCTCCCTTTTCGGTGTAATCAGTTTGTAATCATTGTAATCAATTTCACCAGAAAACGCCAACTAAAAGTAGTCGGGCGCAACCGGAGGGCGAGTACCGTGTCACAATTAAGGACTATTTCTAGGGGTTTTGTAATCATTGTAATCACCTTGTAATCACTCTGGGCTGGCTTAGTCCATGTTCTAAAAGGATAATTGTTAGGGTGATTACAAGATTACAAAGATTACAGGATTTTTTTAGTTTTTTTTTTTTTTTTAAAATATCTGGAAAAAGGTCTTTATGTACTCTTGTAATCAGTAACGTACCATGCCATATGAGTAGGGTATCATCATTTATGGAGGTTTAAGATGAGCAAGCAGCAAGAACTAATGAAGAATATCGCTGACAATGTTGTTGGCATGATGAAGGAGCACGGTGCGGATTGGGCCAAGCCGTGGCGCAAGGCGGTTGGTGCAACGGGTGAGCCGTTGAGTGCCAAGAAGCGTCATTACACTGGGATCAATCGCATGAACCTTGGCCTTGTGATCGCGTTGCAAGGTTATAGCTCTCCGGTCTTTGGCACGTTTAAGCAGTGGAAGTCATTGGGTGCCAAGGTCAAGAAGGGATCGTCTGGCATTCCTGTTGTTTTTTACAGTCCGATTAAGATCAAGGACAAGAAGACCGACGAGGACAAGACGGTTCCAATGTTGAAGGCATTTTATGTGTTTAACGCTGATCAGGTTGAGGGTTGGAACGGTGATTGGATCAAGGACCAAGCTCCGGAGGATCAGGCTTGGGAGGACGCTGTTGATGCTGATGCCTTGATAGAGGCATGTGGTGCCACGTTTCATCACACTCAGGGCAATCGTGCTTATTACAATCGCGGGTCTGACAGTGTGACGGTTCCATTGCGTTCACAATTCAAGGACGCGAGTGGGTATTATGGCACGGCGTTTCATGAGTTGGTTCATTGGACGGGTCATAAGTCTCGCTTGGACCGTGAGTTTGGCAATCGGTTTGGCGATGCCAAGTATGCGATGGAGGAGTTGGTTGCTGAGTTGGGCGCGGTTATGTTGTCGATCATTAGTAAGGTTGATGTTGATCCGGCTCCGGACCATGCCAAATATTTGAACTCTTGGATACGCATGTTGGGTGAGCATCCCAACGCCATCATCAAGGCCACGTCCGCCGCTCAGAAGGCATCTGAGTACATTTTGCAATCATCTAATGCTCAGGTCGCGCAAGCGGCCTGAGAGGGGAGGAAATAACATGTGGAAATTAACGTATGCGGTAGACAGTTTGGACCCTGATCCGATGGTCAAGAGTTTTGAAGAGTTTACTGAGCTGACAGAATGGTTGGATGACGAGATATCTAGGCGCGTTCAATGGCGTGTTGATCATAGTTCTGAGTTTATATCTGATGAGGATTTATCTGATTTCAGGGAAGCTGAAGCGGCCTTAGTTCGCATTGATGAAGGAGATGAGGCATGACGTATAAATTCAAAAAGATCACTCATAACAGTCTGGGGCGAGAGCTTGATTTGCCTGAATATGATTACCGTGGGTTTCGGTTTGTCAACAAGCCGTGGAAAAACTGCCACGGTCATTGGCAAGCTACTCAGCGAGGAAGCGGCAAGCGGTTTGTTCATAACACTCGCAAGATGGTTAAGTTTCACGTTGATAATTTCATATTACGTTACCCACAAAACGGTTCAGGAGAAGAGACATGAAGCAGCAAGAGATATTCAACAAGGCATCGGCTCATTTAAGAAGCATGGACGGTCCATCGTTAGATGATATGGGGGATAGTTGCATGTACCGTGGTGAGGACGGTGCGATGTGCGCGGTTGGCGTATTCATATCAGACGAGCATTATTTCACTGACATGGAGGGCGGTGGAATAGACGGCTCTAACATGAGGGCGAGGGAGGCGGTTGCCTTATCGTGGGGTCAGGATTGTTTAGAGGACAAGCAGTTAGATTTGTTGTCTGATTTGCAGCACGCGCATGACCAAGGTTCGCGGTGCGAGGATTGGTCTGATCAGATTGTTTGGGCATTGGAGCGCGTTGCAAAGAAGCATGGGTTGGAGGTCAGCGCATGATAAAATCACCGTATGATCGTGGCAGTGCGGACGCTTATTACAGGCGGCGTCCGGACCCGCATTGGTATCCGGAGGGCATTGTTAAGGGTGCGAGGATCACTGACATGACTGATGAGCAGGTTGCGGATTACTATCGCGGCTATGAGCAGGAGGAGGACAGGAAGGAATGGGAATGAGATACAAGGTTTGGTTACGATATGGCACGAGGGGCCAAGACACGAGGGACATTTTTCGGGAGGTTGAGGCATTGAGCGAGGGCCATGCTCTTTCTTTGGTGCAATCAATGGCGAAGGATTATTCGAGGACGTTTGATAGTAACGTAACCTCACCCATACAGGGGGAGGAGACTGACGCTCACTGGGATTACAAGTTGCTCAGGGCCAAGGCGCGAGAGGTTTTGACTGAGTTAGAGTACGAGACATTGCAGAATGCTTTGATGTTGGCGTGTAAGTATTACACGCAGGATAGAAAGGAAGCGACGATGAAACTGGGAAGGATATTTCATGACTAAGGTATGCGCTCATTACATTGTGGAGAGGTTAGTTGAGATATCCAAGAAGGTTGAGGAGGACATTAAGTTAAACCCTGACGTTGATGTATTCTCTGATCTTTTGGTTGAGGAGTTACGACACGAGCTTATTTTTAACATGGGCGTTGATGCCCACAACGCATGGAAGGAAGGAAAGTAATGAAAGCCACGATCACGATCACACAAAGGATGCTCAACAAAAGCATCATAGACGCCAATAAGAGCGTTGTGAATTTATTCTTACGCAACTTGGTACACCGAGGTTACGTGAACATAGACAACGGTGCGAAGCAGATTGTTAGAGCGGTTTATGATGACGGTTCTGGATACACTGAGACAGAGATCAGGCTGTATCGGCGTCCTCGTGGCGATAAGCTTTTATCCATCAAAGGGCTGTCGAAACGGGCCACGGCGGGGGATATAGTAACGATTGAGTACGATGAGAAGATAGGGGCCGTGGTGCGAGTATCTTCTGTAGAAATTGAGACGGTGGAGGTAATTGAATGACCCCACAAGAGCGGAGAATACAATATCTGACCGTAACGGCGGCGGACAACAAGCGCATGTTAGATCACAACGGTGGCAGTCAGAAGTACGGTCAGAAGCATACATCTGAGTGTTCGGGCAGGCAGAAGCGTCCGGAAACAGTTGCTTTGATTTCTTTGGTGGATGAGGGTGTTGGGGTACAGGAAGCCGCAAGAGCCGCAGGTTTAAGCCTGCGGCAAGCCCGAGACATTTTAAGACGAAGGAGAGAATAATGGTAACTGTTGTTACAGATAAGAGCATGTGGTCCGAAGAAGAGTTTGAGGACTGTGTTGAGAGGTTCGGGGAGTTTCTGGCAGAACTTCACGAAGAGAAGCGTGATCCGGACCTAATGGTTCCGGTCATGTTTGGGATATTGGTTGATATGATGATTGATGTTCACGGGCCTGAAGACGCCCGTGAGATGATGGGTATCAACGTAATAGCTCAATGTAGCAAAGCGTCTGGTGACGCAACAACAATGCATTAGGAGGAACAATGCAGCAACTAACTGGATTAATACAAAGTCACGAAGTTTATGTAGAAAACATCTTTCCACAGGGCCACGGTTTTGGGGTAACAACGGGTGGAGAGAGCGTTTTCTTTGACCCGATCTTTGTGCGAAAGCATGGGGTGGAAGAGGGGTTGATGGAGACGTATGTTGTTGTGGCAAACGCTCCGGACAAGAGAGATAGAACCCCTTGGAGAGCCGTGGGTGTTAAGCCTATGAACGGTTCAACGGCGGAGCCGATCCCTGTGCAAGCATCTGTGAAAAAGGTTCCCACACCGGACGAGGTAGATCGTTTGGTGTTGGATGTAATGGGCGATACTCACGAGAACGTGCAGGACGATGCATGGTCGTGTGGAGAACTGGCCTATGAGTTGGAGTTAGACAGTCAGACGGTAAGTAATTCACTACATAGATTGTTTGCTCAGGGTAAGCTTGTTAAGAACATCACGCACCAACGTCCGGGGCTTTCATCTAGGGGTTCGTTCATTCGGTGGTCGATAGACGTTGGGGCTTTCTTTCCACCGTCGAAAGAAGTTCTAGAACTGGAGAAGACTATTGCAGAAGACTGATAAGAAATACGTGACCGTGACAATTCGGTCAGATGATTTGGAAATCCTTCGGAGGATCGCGGTGCGAGAGCGGAGGTCCATGCTGCAACAGTTATCGTTAATTATTAATAAGTTTTCTGACGAAGAATAGTTTTTTTCTTCTATGAACGACAGAACGAGGCCCGATTTTATCGTCGGGCCTCGTTCCATTTGCCCTTCTTACCCGCGAGGGTTTCGGGCTTTTCTTTACTATAGCCTCGTATCTGTGTGACGTTGAGGGATGACTTTTTTAACCCCCTCAGATACGCCCTTGCCACGTCCTCAGTCAAGCCTGTTTGTTCTGATAGGACCGTGGCCCCAGTGTCGAGGGTCCGCAACCCTTTTTTAAAGTCCACCATTGTTTCGATGATGTCCTCGTGGGTTGCGGGTTTTTTTACACGGTTAGCCATTCTCTTGCTTGTTCCCCTAGAACCGCTGCACCTATGTTGATTTTGTTTCTCAAAGCTTTGACGATCTTTTCATCAATCGTTTTCTCTGTGATGAGATCAACGTATGTCACTGGGTTATGTTGCCCGATGCGGTGAGCGCGGTCCTCTGATTGTATTCTAGTTTCGAGGTTGAAGTCATTGGCATAGTAGACCACGAGGTTTGCTTCAGTCAATGTCAGACCGTACCCTGCGGTTGCGGGGTTGCCAACAAAGAACCTGAGTTTATCCCCGTTTTGAAAGTCCTTCACGATCTGGCTACGTTTATCATCGGATGTATCCCCGAAGTATGCAGCGGCACAGCCCTCACCAAACCGTTTGTTTAATGCCTCAGTAATTGTTTGTATGTCGTGCCGAAACCGTGACCAGATTATGGCTTTGCCTTGGTGTTCTTCTATTATTTCAAGCAGCGCATCCAATCTGGTTGAGGGGAACGTAAGCATCTCGCCCTCATCTGTCTTGAGATGACCGGACATAACTTGCTGCATGCGTAGGAGTTGGGTGATTACAGCGGGGGCCGTGGTCATTTCACCATCCTCGAACATCACCATAGCATTGGTCCGAAGTCCTTCATACATTCGGCGTTGCTCCGGCGTCATAGATACATTTCGATAGGTGTATATCTTTTCGGGCAAGTCGAGGCAGTCTTTCTTTAGGACCCGAAAGGAAAACGAATCTATTCTGTCGGTGAGTTCGTCTATGTTTTTGTATCCCAGTATTTGAGTGAAGGCAGTGGCACCCATTTTTACCTTTTGCATAACGGCGTATCGACTTTGAAAGGCCCAGAATGATTCGAAGCCCATGATTCCGGAGCGTAGAAACTCTGCTTGCGCCCAGATATCCATCGGGCTTTTGGTAACGGGTGATCCGGTGAGCAGCCGCCTGTATCTAAAGTTCTGAGCAATCTTGAGCAGGGCCTTGGTGCGTTTGGCCTTGGGGTTTTTGATCGTGGTGCTTTCATCCACGGCAATCATACCACGGGACCCGTATCGTTTAGAAAACCATTCCCCTGCGGTCCTGCCTTTGAGGGAACTGAAAGCTTCAACGTTCATGACGAAGATCGTCAAGCCCTCGAAGGGTTCTTGAACCGCCCTCATTTCTTCTTGCTGTTTTTTGTTTCCCCCTGCAACCCAGCGGATTACACGGTAGTACACATTGTCAGACATGTGCTCCGGTATTTCTTTCTCCACCCAGTTTCGATACACGCCCTTGGGTGCGATGACCAAGGCGAAATCTATGTCATGCCTTAGATATAGCATGCCCATATTATCTATAAGAACCTTAGACTTTCCGGTCCCCATCTCCATGAAGTAACCAAACTCAGGTCGCAACAGCCCCTCCTCCAACGCATCCCTTTGATGGTCGAACGGATTTTTTTTAAAATTGTACTTGAAGTCCATGTCAGTTTCCCTTATTGTCTATTTTACGGATTGTTTATTATTCTACAGATAATAATCTGACCCGTCAACTACAACCCTGAAGAGGATCAACTTATGAACGATATTTTTGACGATATGTTTGACGAAGGCCAAGCGTTGGCTGGAGTTGATACAAGCACTGGGAAAAACCTCAGTGATCTAGTGCGTACAATGCGCGGGATCGAAGACCAGATGGTCGATGCCGAGGCGCACTTGAAAGCATTGAAGGCTGAGAAGCACAAGCTATCGGTCGAACAAATACCATCACTCATGGATGAGATGGGCGTTGAGCGTCTTGATGTAGACGGCTTGACTGTGCAGCGAAAGATGATGGTGCATGCCAGTATCCCAGTATCGCGGAGAGAAGAGGCTTTCTCTTGGCTTCGGGAGCAGGGGCTAGATGACATTATAAAGAACGATGTGATCTGCACCTTCGGTAAGGGGCAAGACAACATGGCGAAAGATGTTGTTGGCATCCTAAGTGACCGTGGTTTCGAACCGAATACCAAGACCCACGTTCATCCCTCTACGTTGAAAGCGTTTATCAAAGAGCGTGTGACGGACGGGAAGCCTATCGACCTCGACATGTTTGGGGCATTCATCGCAAACGCGGCAGAAATCCGGAGGAAAGTATAATGGGTGCGTATAAGAATAAAATGTTGGAAGAGATGGATGATGAAGACCACACTGATGAGTATGGTGGCTTCATGGACAATGACGAGACAGATTTCGAAGAGTGCATGGAAGATCAGTTGATTGAGAGACAGATTGACGAAGAGCTTCAAACTCTTTTGGAACTGGAGGCTGATCTAAAAGGGCATCAAAGAGCTTTATACAATAGGATGATAGGTATGAAGGTTGCGAAGAACATGGCGAAGGATCGCATCTCTTTGATTAAATCTATTCTTGGGGGACATAAAAATGGGTAACGCGGTAGCAAATAAAAAAAGTGCAGAGTTAAGCACAGACGTAATGGACGATATCTTTGCCACAGCGGGGGAAGGTGCATCGTTTGACAGTAGCGAGATGCAGATACCGTTTGTACGGTTGCTTCAGGCTATGTCTCCACAGTTAAACAAGCGCAACGCTGAGTACATTGAAGGCTCTCAGCAGGGTGATGCGTTTAACAATGTGACATTTCAGATATGGGAAGGCGAGAAAGGTATACAGGTTATCCCCTGCTATCAGTGTACCAAATACCTAGAGTTCGTGCCGCGTGACTTGGGCGGCGGGTTCAAAGGAGAGATTGCCGCCACTGATCCTGTACTGACCAAGACAACACGGTCAGGGTCCAAGGAAATGTTACCCAACGGCAATGAACTGGTGAAATCAGACCAACACTTTGTGTTGATTGTTGAGGAAGACGGTTCTTATCAACCTGCGGTAGTAGATATGAAATCTACTGCCCTTAAAGTAAGCCGCCGTTGGAAAACACAGATCGCCATGCAGAAAGTTAAGCATCCTAAGTCGGGTGCGATGGTTACTCCTGCGGTCTTTGCCACGATCTGGCGTCTCCGATCTGTTGAGGAGAGTAACGATCAGGGTACATGGAACAACTGGGCTATTGAAAAGGTCGGGTTGGTTAAAGAGAAAGACCAGTTGCAAGAAGCCATGCTGTTTAGGCAGTCGGTTGCAGCGGGTGAGGTTAAAGCAGCACCAGAGGTTGAAACCTCCAAGCCAGCCTCTGCAGAACGGAATGACGAAATCCCGTTCTAATCTGCTTTAGGGGGGCGCGGGTCAGGTTTCGCACTGCGAGGCTCCCCCCACTTTCTCAGGGATTATTGTAATGACACAAGCTAGTAGGATGCTGGCTATCTTCGCTGGTTCGCGGGTAGCGTATGGCTCTACAAAAATAAAACGTGTGGGCCGGAACGGTAAAACGGAAGCCGACAGTTGGATTGTGCGTGATCCTCTGACCGAGGAGGCTATGCAAAAACATTTGGATGGATCGTTAGGTGTTGGGTCCATACCGATAGACGAGGAGAATGCCTGCCGTTTTGGGTGCATTGACATTGATGTTTACGATCTGGATCACAAGCAACTGCAGCAAAAGATTACGCAGTTAAAGTTCCCGTTGTCTCACTGCCGTTCTAAGTCTGGTGGAGCGCACCTCTACCTGTTTCTTAATCAGAAAGAGTCGGCGGCGGTGGTTCGAGAGTTCCTGACCGAGATGTCTATTGCTTTGGGGTTCTCAGGTTCAGAGATTTTCCCCAAGCAGGACACAATATTATCAGATCAGGGAGACGTGGGTAACTTTATTAACCTACCGTACTTCAAGGCGGAGGAGACGCTTCGATACTGCTTTGATAGCAACGTCGAGGCGTTAGAGTTGGATGATTTTCTGGATCATGCGGAGAAGTCCGAGACCACGCTAGATGATCTGGAAGCTTTAAGACTTGGGGGCAAGGAAGAGTTCTTTGATGGACCGCCATGCCTACAACACATCTGTTCGCAGGGTGCAATCTCAAGTGATAGAAACTCAACGCTGTTCAACTGTGGCGTGTACTGCCGTAAGAAGTGGGCGGATGATTGGGTTGAGAAACTAGAAGAGATGAACCGAAACCTTACGGCCTCTCCACTTCCGGCCTCTGAGATATCTGCGCTGCAGAAATCGGTGGGCAAGAAGGATTATTTCTACACCTGTAAGCAAGAGCCTATCAAAAGCTACTGTGATCCGGACGTATGCCGCACCAGAAAGTACGGTGTGGGTGATGACGTACCGGATGCGCCCAAGCTAGGCGGTCTTGTGACCATGTTGTCGGAGCCAAGGCTACACTTCTTGGACGTTACAGGGCGGCGGGTGCAGCTATCAACGGAGCAGTTACAAAACCAGACGCTGTTTCAACGGGCATGTATGGATCAGCTAAGTGTTATGCCTCCTACCATGCGTCCAGCAAGGTGGCAGATGCTTATCTCTGCGCTCATGACAAACTCCACACGAATAGAGGTGCCAGAAGAACTGACCTACTCAGGCCAGTTTAAAGATCACCTACGCATGTACTGCACCAGTAGGATACGGGCTGTGCAGGCAGAGGAAATAACGCATGGAAAGCCGTGGACCGAGGGCGGGTTTACCTCGTTCATGATCTCGGGTCTCATGGATTATTTGCATAATCGTAACTTCAATCAGTACACAAGAGCCGAGGTTACGGAAGCATTAAAGAAGCTGAACGGGGGCAAGGACGCCGAGTATGTCCTGAACTATCGCAAGGCTGACGGGAAGAGAACAACGGCGCGTGTATGGCGTGTGCCTGCGTTCGAGGAAACGGATGTAGAACTAGATGTAAAGGAGATTCCAAATGACATCCCCTTCTAACCGTTTGTTAAGGGTGTCCGAGGTCGCAAAGCTTTTGGGAGTATCGACCTCAACGCTCTACAAGTGGGTGAAACAGGGCCAATTTCCACGGCCCATAATGCTTGGACCGATGAAACCCAAGCAGCGACAGACCAAGCGTTGGGTTCTGAGCGAAGTGGAACAATGGGTAAACGAAAGGGCTAGGGAAGATGATTACGAATAGTGAACTGATACTGGGACCGCCCGGAACTGGGAAAACACATACGTTGATGGAGCGGGTGAACGATTACTTTGAGGAGGGCGGTGCGCCTCACAGATTTGCGTTTGTTTCATTTACTCGCAAGTCCATTCAGGAGGCTATGGAACGGGCTTGTCTGAAGTTTAGTCTCAAGCCAAAAGAGTTGCCGCACTGCAGGACGTTGCATGCCACGGCGTTCCACGGTCTTGGGCTACAGTCCTCCGATGTTATGGGGGCTGATGATTACAGAAAGCTGTCAGGTCTCCTACGTCTTGACCTACTGGCGAGAGACGGGGTTGATGCAGCGGACGGGTTAATCAAGACAACACTGTCGGGGTCAGGTGCTCAGTACCTAAACATAATCGACCGAGCGCGGTCTCGCTTGCTCTCTCTTGAAGAGGAGTTCAACGACTCGGGAAATTATGGCCTAGCATTTTCCAAGCTGGTGAATGTGGAAGCCACGCTGACTAAGTACAAGACGCAGGAAGCAAAGCTAGATTTCGGGGATTTTATTTCACGGTATGTGGAGATTGTTAATCCTCCGGAGCTAGACCTGTTGATTGTGGACGAGGCCCAAGATTTAACGCCGTCACAGTGGCAGATGGTTGCGAAGATGTCGGAGGATGCCAAGCGAACTATCATTGCAGGGGATGACGATCAGGCTATCCATGAGTGGACGGGCGTAAAGGTAGAAGACTTCCTAAGTTGCTCAGACAAAAGGATTGTATTGAGCCAGTCCTACAGGATGCCGCAGGCTGTTCACAATCTGTCTCAGATGATTGTAAAGCGGATAGATAACCGCATTGTGAAAGAGTTCGAGCCAACGGACAGAGAAGGCTCCATTAGATACCATGTAAACATTGAGACGGTGCCCTTGTGGAAAGGTTCGTGGACCTTGATGGCTCGTACTAATTCCTATGCTTGGGAGTTGGCAAAGCAGGTTCGAGCGTATGGATACCTGTATAGTTTTCGAGGACGGGGGAGCGTAAGCGAAGCGGTTGCCGATGGCCTAGACGTATGGCGGAAGCTGCAAGATGGGGAGCGTGTTGGTCTTGCGAGGATCAGGGACCTATACAAGAACGTCCCGAAGATGGGGGACTATCGGGTGGTCAAGCGGGGAGCGGTTGGTTTGTTGGATGCTGCAGCGGATGACGCGATGCTTTCTTACGATGATCTTGTATCAGAGTTTGGCATGGTTGCTCCGCTAAATCGTCCGGCTACGGACGTAATGAACCTTGGTAACGAGGACAGGCTATACATAGAGTCGCTTGAGGCACGGGGGGAGAACATCTCTGATACACCTCGTATTAAAATCTCAACCATCCACGCGATGAAGGGTGGGGAGGACGAGAACTGCATGGTGTATTTGGGTTCAACGAAGGCGTGTGAGGAGTCCAAGAACCCAGACGCGGAGCATCGGGTGTTCTATGTTGCGGTGACTAGGACCAAAGAGAACCTGCACATTTTGGAATCAGACAAACGGTACAGGTACATGCTATGAAAAGAGATGAGGTGCTAGACAAAGCCAAGTCTCTGATATCTGGTGACAGGCAAGAGGACTACGGGGATGCAACACAATCGTTCAGGGCCATTGCAGATGGGTGGAACGTCATTGTTTCTAGGGCAATTAAACAGAACGGGAAGTTTGCCCCTATTACTCCCGCGCATGTAGCGTTGATGATGGACTGGTTGAAAACAACACGGCTGCTCAATGACACGTCACATCAAGACTCGTGGGTGGACAAGGCAGGTTACAGCGCACTGGGCGCAGAAATAGGTTTATCAAATGGCGAAAAAAGATAAGACGATTAGTTTCATTGAGCGCATGGAAATGGATAACTTTGATCCCGATTGGAATATCCCTTTCGAGTTGCCCGACCTGACGGGCTACAAAGAAATAGCCGTGGACCTTGAGACGAGAGACCCGAACCTCACCACCCTTGGCCCCGGATGGGCTAGGGGTGACGGAAATATTGTGGGCATTGCGGTAGCAGCGGGGGATTACTCTGGGTACTTTCCTATCCGGCACCAGAACGGGCACAATCTTGATCCGAAGGTCACGCTGCGCTGGTTCAAAAAGCAGATGGCTACACCTCGGATTGATAAGATCATGCACAATGCAACCTATGATGCAGGGTGGCTACACGCGGAGGGCATAGAGGTGCAGGGTCGGATCATCGACACGATGGTTGCTGCTCCTTTGATAGACGAGAACAGGTTTTCATATAGCCTAAACAATCTGGGTCGTGACTGGATTGACATGCGTAAGAACGAGAAGATGTTACGCGCTGCAGCAAAGGACTTTGGCTTTGATCCCAAGTCAGAGATGTGGCGTCTGCCTCCGATGTACGTTGGTGCATACGCGGAGCAGGACGCAATCATGACGCTGAAGCTTTGGCATCGGCTCAAGATAGAGATCAGCGAACAAGACTTGGGCGCAATCTTTGATCTCGAAACGGGCCTCATACCTTTGATGTTGGAGATGCGTAAGAACGGGGTGCGCGTTGATTTGGACAAGGCGGATCAAGCTAGGAACGGGCTACGCAAACAGGTCAAGACGCTCAAGGAGTTCATCAAACACAAGAGCGGGGTGCAGATAGAACCGTGGGCTGCAGAGTCAGTAAAGAAAGTCTTTGAGGCTTTGGACCTATCGTATCCAAATACGGAAGCTGGTGCCCCGTCCTTCACCAAACAGTATCTGTCCTCTCACCCGAACGAAGTGGCTCAGGCTATCGTTAAGCTGCGCGAGTTTGACAAGGCAGACGGTACGTTCATTGAAACCATACAGCGGCACAGTCACAAGGGACGCATACACTGCGAGTTCCACCAGCTACGGAGCGATGACGGAGGCACTGTAACCGGAAGGTTCTCGTCCTCAAACCCGAACCTGCAGCAAATCCCTGCGCGTGATCCGGACATCAAGAAGCTCATTCGTGGGCTGTTCATTCCGGAGGACGGGTGCCAGTGGGGTTCGTTTGACTACGCCAGTCAGGAGCCAAGGCTCTTGGTTCACTTTGCGGCAAGCGTGTCGGGTGTGCATAGGCATGACATGGTGGATCAGATTGTCAAAGAGTACCACTCAGGCGATGTCGATCTACACCAGATGGTGGCAGACTTCGCGGGGATTACCCGAAAGCAAGCCAAGACCGTGAACCTTGGGATCATGTATGGCATGGGAGTTGCAAAGCTGGCGGCTCAGTTGTCGATCACGCCGGACGAGGCCAAGGCATTGCTGTCCACGCACCATTCGAAGGTGCCTTTTGTTAAGGGGCTTGCGGAACTGGCAACGGTACAGGCATCCAAGCACGGTTCGATACGCACGTTGCTTGGTAGGCGGTGCCGCTTCCATTTATGGGAGCCTCGCACCTACGGGTATGAGAAGCCGCTCCCGTTAGAGGATGCGCAGAAAAAGCACGGCATGAACTTGCGCAGGGCGTTTACATACAAGGCACTTAACAAGTTGATCCAAGGATCAGCCGCCGACCAAACCAAACGAGCGATGTTGGATTGCTATAACGAGGGCTTGGTTCCTTCGCTCACGGTGCATGACGAACTGTGCTTTTCGGTACAGGATCAGAAGCAAGCGTCACGCATTACCGAGATCATGGAGCACGGTCTTGATGACGTTCTGAAAGTACCATCCAAGGTGGATGAGGAGTTGGGTAGTAACTGGGGAGAGGTAGGGTAAAACCGCTCTCAAAGGCGGGATTCCCTATTAATAGTATATATAGCGAATCCCGCCTTTGAGACGCTAAATCTACTGTCCCATCCCAAGTCTTCGAGCGATATCCATGTTGCGGAAGTCCCCGAGTAGCGTAGACGGAATGAACTGGCGCAAGCCTGTATCCGCTTGCTGCACG